GTCTGAGTCTGTGAAGGCGAGATATGATGAATTAATCGGTAAGACGCATGGATTTTTAAAGGAACAGACGCAACAGGCCATTGCGGTGTTCCAAAAGGAAGATGTTAGCAAAGATATAAGGGAATTTAAGGAAATAGTGGATACAACTCCTTCTCCCACAACGAGTTAAGCAGGGCTTGTAGTTAACAAAAGTACTATTATATGAAGTTGTTTAACCCCTTGGCTATCAATAAGTTAGGGCATTGTTGTAAGTATCATTGAATAAGGGGGTTAAGGGGGGAGGGGTACCCGGCACAGACCCCCCATGCCCCCCGATATATATGTATAGACCCACACGCTAAATTACTCACAATTTTGAGGTCTTTTACATGAATTGTTGTAAATGAACAAATAACTAATACTTAGGAGAAATCATGGCAGCAATGACACAAGAGGTACGAACGAAGGGGCAGATAACGAAGGGACAGGGCAGAAAGAAGTCAAAGAATAAGGTAATTTGGGGTAAGACACGGCACAGGGCAGGTTAAGCCTCATTCGTTGAAATTAGGGGCATTTCCGCTCAAATGAGAGGTACTGTAGAATCGGTTGACATGAAGGATTTCGAGGAAAAAAGAAAGCTTTATGCGAAGTACAGGTTTAAGTTAGGCGAAGAAGAAATAGTCAAGAGGTTAGGGTTAAGCGATAGGGAGCACGAGTTATTAAAGGCAGAGTTTGACTGGGCGAGCGGTGAGAGCTGGGTATGTAAGTGCGGGAGAAGGGCGGTATATCACACAGTAAAAGGCGGGGTTCATGTGTGGGAATGTCAGGAGTGCAGGAAGGCAGAGTATTGATTAAGCCGCAGGATATTTATATTAAGTGCTCGGAAGACTTGAGTATATTTTCCCAATGGATATTCGGGGAACTTATGAGTTGCGGGATACCGGATTTCCATAGGGAGATGTACGGGATGCTCCCGGCGTATAGAAGGATTGTTTTAGCGGCACCCAGGGGGTTTGCCAAGTCATCATTATCGAGCATCTTCTATCCTACGTGGCTGGGGTTATTCAAGAAAAAGAAAGATATATGTTTAATCTCGGCATCTGAAAGTTTAGCAGTAGAGCTTTTACGCAAGATAAAGATTGAGCTGGAAGGAAACCAGCGGATTCTAGGATGGTTCGGTGATGTCAGAAGCCCTAAATGGACAGAGAACCATATAATCCTGAAAAACGGGGTCAATATAAGGGCAAAAGGGGCCGGCGGGCAGATAAGGGGGTTTCGTCCGGACTGTTTAATCCTGGATGATATAGAAACCGATGAATCCGTACTCAGTGAGGAACAGAGAAAGAAGTTAAAAGACTGGTTATTCAGGGCTTGCTTAAACACTTTATTGCCCGAAGGCCAGATGTTTGTTATAGGGACGATAATCCATCCTTTATCGGTACTTTCGGATTTATTAGAGACGGACAACGGGTGGGAGAAGCGCAAGTATCAGGCATACATCAATGAGAGGCAGGAAAAAGGCCACGAATTATGGCCTGAGATGTGGCCTCATGAGAAGTTACAGGAACGCAAAAGAGAGATAGGTTCATTTGCTTTTGCGAGCGAGTATTTAAACAACCCGGTAGCCGACGAATCAGCCCCTATAAAGCCCGGCCAGATAAGAACCTGGAAGGAAATGCCTCTCCAGTATTCTTCGGTGATAGTGATAGACCCCGCGTATACCGAAGATGAGAGGTTAGATTTTAAAGTAGCTTCCCATATCGCAATAGACCAACAACACAATAGATATTTAGTGAGTTATGTGAGGACACATAATCCTACAGGGAACTTTATAGATTCGATTCTGAATATGTATTTACAGAACAAAGGCACGGTCACGGGTGTCGGGGTGCCTACAGGCGGTACGGAAAAAGAATTTTTCAGGACATTGACGAATAAAGCAGCAGAAAGGCATTTAGGCGTGCCTTTCATAGAACTGACAAACTCGTTTACGACAGCGACAGGTATCACCAAGCGGAACAAGAAAGAACGCATCATCGCGTCATTACAGCCGCTTTTTGAATCAGGAAGGTATTATTTACATGCAAACCACCATGAGGCGAGGGATGAGCTGCTTTCAATCGGTTCTTCAAGGTGGGATGACATTGTAGACACGATGGCCTATGCGGAACAGATACTAACCCCGATGTATTTTGAACCCGCGAAAACAGGGTTTAACCAGCCCCCGTTAATGCAGGGGCGGAGTGTTGATTATGGGATTGAATATTGATGGAGGCATTTGATGAAGCGGAAATGGTTCGAGGTCAGAACGTATGATATTTTAGGCCCTGTTCGCATCACCTACGAGTTCTGCGGGGACATCAACGACAGTGATTTCAGGAATTTTACGAAAAATTATATTGGTAAAAAAGAAAAAGACGAATATGTCTTAAGGCCTGTCCCGAAAAATTTCTATAAACAGGTTTATGAGACATTAAAGAGCAACCCAGATTTACTTAAACCCGTAAAGATAGGACACAAAGATGGGTGTCAGATACCCGACAACAAATAAAGGCGCAAAGCGGTCTTCACCCAAGACCCCGAAACAAACCAAGAAAGGGAAAGTGCTGCAACCTTCCGCGGAGGAGACCCTTTTTGATTATATAGATTCAAAAGCACAGGATTCTATCGGGTTCACGGCGACATGGGAAAACAACCAGGATAAATGGCATAAGTTAAGAATGAGGATTAAAAAGGCCAAGACATTTCCGTTTATCGGGTCTTCAAACATCCGTATGCCTACCGCAGAGACACAGATACGCAAAGTCAAATCCGGCATTATGGGGATAGTGTTCGGGATAAGGCCGATATGCCAGGTCGTCCCCACACCTTCGGGTAACTGGCAGGTTGCACAGAAAATCGAGAAACTTTTAGACCATTTAGCGATAGATATTATCGAACTGGAACCTAAAGCAGAAATTACGATAGACCGTTCTTTGGAAAAAGGGTTTTATTTAATGAAACCTTATCAGCGCATAGAAATTATCGCCCGTAAAGAGATGATAGACATTGAAAAGCTGAGCGATCAGGAAAAATCCATGCTTTTCGACCCCCTGGCTTCGAGGGAGAGCATCGTTACTTATGTCATCCAGAAGTACGAAATAGACATGGACGACAGCGTGGCAGAAGAAAACATCACCGCAGTCAATAAGGCCGTTGAAGAAGCGTTACAGGGTAAAACACCCGTAGAGTTTGAAGTACAGGAGATAACTTATGACTTTCCTGACGTGGCATTAGTTGAGCCTGAACGGTGTTATGTGCCTACGGATTCAGGATACCACCCCCAAAGGTGCCGGTGGCTTATCCACGAGTTCTTTTTACCTTTAGACACGATAAAACGTAACGTAAAGACGAAAGAATGGAGTAAATCGGCGATTGATGAAATCAATGCCATGCAGACGCTGGATTTAAAGAACATCGACCAAACCAAAGAAAACAGGGAAGGGATAGAACGGCTCCATAACCCATCTAACTTAGTCAAAATATGGGAATATTTCGGGTGGTATGACTTGAATAATGACGGAGCAGACGAAAAAGTAACGATTACCTGCGCCCCGGAGTTCAAGAAAGTCTTTAAAAAACGGTTATTACCTTTTGATTCTGGCAAATTCCCGTTTGTAAAGTTTTATTACGAGCTTACAGACGACAGATGGTTCCATCACAGGGGTATCCCTGAACTTTTAGAGGATATTATCAAAGAAATTGATGTCCAGCACAACATGAAAATCGACTCTCAGACGATTAGGAACGCCCCGATGATAGTTTACCGGGCAGGGATGGTCAACCCTAACTTAGTCCAGATGATTCCTAACCAGGGTATCCCCGTAAGCGGTATGCAGCCGATAGATGATGTCATAAAAGTCCTGAATTTACATAACCCTAACACGGAATACTCTTATGAGCGCGAACAGATGATTTTAGAGACCAAGATTCAGGAAATGGTCGGGCAAATAGATTTTTCGCTTCAATCCATGATTAATAAGCGCCAGCCGAGGACATTAGGCGAAGTCGAAATGCAGCAACAGCAGAATAACACGGTTTTTGCCTTAGATTCAAAGCATTTCATCCGGCAGTTTTCGGAATTATTCATACAGATTTTTGAATTATGGTCACAGTACGGGAAAGACGAGTACGAGTTCAATTATTTCGGCCAGAGAAACGGGGGAGAAA